TTAAGCATTAATATTTTTAATCTTTCTTCATCTGAAATTTGAGGCATAGGAAAAGGCAAAATCATCTTTTACTCCAATCAATAGAATCAAAATTCAATTTAAATAATTGTCTTGAGCTAACTGTTGTCTTTCTAGCGTGACTGCCTTTGCCTCCATTCTTTTCTGGAAAATGACGCTCAATATCTTTCTTAGGCAATTTGTGAATAAACCCTTTATGTTTCATTTAGTGACTACCCTATGTATTGGTATTACTTTTGTTTTAAACGCTCTTAGAATGGCTTATATGACCTTTGAATAGCATATTAACTAAGCTAGTAAGTTTACTGCAATTGTTTTTATGGGTAATTTTTTTTTGTGAAAGACACATATATCTATCACGCGCGCTGCCTCGGAAAGGGGGTGGCTCTATATACCAGAATCTGAATCGTTGGTCTGAGAATGATTATCATTTACGCTAGTATCAAATCGCTTTCGATTGACCGATACAGTCAGTGACGACACTTGATGATCCACTGATTTTAACTGGGGCTGCGTGTACTTCGCGACTCTGTCTAACGCCTCGACTGCGTTTTTATGGTCCGCAGCATCACCTGATTCTATTGCCGCGCGCTGTATCTCAATGCACGAATCGATCATCGCTAAAATCGGGTCGAACGTCGGATAACGCTCTGACAGCCTTTCTGCGAGAAGCCGCTTTAATGGCACGTTTTTGCTACCGAGTGGCCTTGCCATGTTTTTAACTCCTTTCAATTTGATTTCATTAGCAATTCTATTTTGCGAATTATAGTTTATTTCCATAAAAAAGAGAAATATTGCTAAATAAGGTATCCTTAAGAGTATGTCTGATGGTACAATATGCACTCACTTAAAGGAGAACAGCGCATGAAGTATTACACTATAGAGATTGACACATACATCCTTGAAGTTTCAGTATCAGGCAATCAGGATTTAGATGGGACTTTTACTGCGACTTGTTTGCACGAGGGCGACAAGCTTTCTATCAATGGTTGGTTAGCTGAGTCCATTGAGGAAATGTCTGAACTTGAATCATCCAGTTTTATTTACGCTTAGGGGAAATAGTGCCTATATTAGTTTTAACAAACCGCGAGGTTCATATGAAATACACACATCACCGAGGAAAGAATGTCAGCGCAGCAACACATAACATCGTTGCAGATTACGCACAGCAGTGTTGGCAAGAGATCAACAAGCCAGAGCATGGCATCAATTTTGATATTCGACCGCATGAGATGACCGTTAAGACCAAAATTAGCAACGGCACTTCATGGGGCGGTCGTAACATGATAAATATCGATGTCTCATGTTATGAGCGTAAAGCGGTATATTGTTGGGAATATAGAGCGTACCAAAAAAGTACATTAATAGGTCATTTTAATGCCCATCCAGAAATATGCTTATTTGGACTTGTAGCGCATGAATTCGCACATTATGTACAACGACGTTTTGCACCAGACACAGACAAATATGCTCTTACTCATAGGAAGCCCCATGGCGATTGTTTTAAGGACATTTATAGTATGTTACGTGTTGCTTTGGTTAATCCACACGCTGCAAACATCGGCTGCGCTGTAAATCATTGGAAAGGTTTAGAAGAAGTAAAAGAAGTAATAAAACAAGCGGCAAATTATCCAGAAATAGTAACGGTTTCCACCAACGCGCCAACCGGCGTACTCACTCAACGAGCATTATTTTAAAGGTAAATATACAGATGACTAAATCAGAGATATTTAAAATATTATTAGAACAGCACGACGATGTAACGATTGTAAAAGCGCATATTCTTTATTATCGGGACTATCGGTATCGTGGCGGTATGGCAAAACGCGAAAAAGCATCAAATGATCGTTCAGCAATGCAATACGCTATTTTAGAAACAGCACAATTATTGTTAAGTGACAAGATGTATAAAGAATTTAGAAAAAAACGTCTGCTTATTACTGACACGATTTGGTTCAAGAAGCGCATATGTACTTACGATGGAACACCGCTCAATGAACATCAAATAAAAACACGCGATTGGGCAATTGCACGAGATGCTAAACGCGCAGCGTAGTTAAAAACACAAAGCGTATTCAAATCAGTACGCTTTTTAGTTTTAACTAAATAACCGACAGGTGAATAAAATGAAACTTTATCAAAGAGGTGGCGTGATGAATAAGCAGCTTATGACTTATAACGACATTATTAAAGATACTCGGCAAATATGCCGAAAAATTGGCGTAACATTTAAGAGAGCAAATCACGACAGAAACGGAATGGCCGCGTACATTTTTGTGCTTAAATCTAGTGGTGTTTGCATTCATAATGGTTCTTTTACAGCAAACATGGCGTGGGATAATGCATTGTCTGGAAATGTCCAAAACTGGGCAGCAAAAGAGGTGGCAGCATGATTTTATTAGCTACAGCGATTTTTTCATTTTTAGTTTTTTGCGCTTATATGCATATTGAAGAAACTAAATTGAATCAAATTGCAAAAGCTCGACAGCAGAGAATCGCAAGAATCATTCGCACTAAGGCGCGATTTAAAGCAAAGCAATCATATCACAAGCGGCGTTACATTCGCATCGTATGTTGAGAACGATTACTACACAATCGAATACACTGGAGGTTTTTAAAATGAGCATTTACCCAAATTTCCCATCCGTCACTGAATTACCACTGCATTGTAATCATAATGACCGCAAAGTTGTGCGGCATTTAATACGACAATTGTTATTTGCAGGATGCACGATAGCTATTCACGATGGAGAAGAGTTGTGCATTCAAAACTCAACCGATCTACATGAAATACTTTACGAAATTTCTAGCACTGGAGAAGATTTTATTATTGCTTCTAATAATAAAGGCAAGCGTATGGGTTGGTTTCATTTAATCTATAACAACGGGTCAGACGATGACGCAATGGTGTGCATTTCTGATTACTTAGCAAATAACTTTTGCGAAAAAATCTACAGTGAAATTAATTATGCGATGGTGAAGCATGATACACTTTGATCGGTTCGATATTATGGAAGCCCATTACCTCTACTACAGAAACTATCACACTGGACAATCTAGCTACGAATATATTAGATTGTCCCTAATGAAAATAAAAGGATTTAAACCGCACTCTAATTTGTCGTTTAAAACACTTACAAAAAACGGCAAGGAAATATACAAGCAATTAGTAAACAACGGCTAGGGTGTCTTCCTTTCACCCAGTGAGTCGGCCTAGTCCACCGATAGCCAAAACGGACTTTTATTTTAAACAAAAAACCCCTGTCTCTAAACAGAGGCTTTCGTTTTGATGGTTTGATTCAGGTGTTAGCGCACCTAAACCAGATAGCGAGACAACGGAAAATCAACTAGCTATGAGCTAATTATACACTATTTTAATCAGCATTCATAAGCGGTCGTCAATAAAAGAAACGGTCGTCGATTAAAATGGCACTTCATCATCTTCAAATGTTTGTTGTTGAATCTCTACAGTTTGACTGACATCTTTCTGCTTTAATCCCATAATTGTAGCGTTTCCAAGTATAGGTAACTGCAGCCCATTGTCTCTCTCTTCTTTTGTTGACCCTTCTTTTACAATTCCATGATATTCTTTACCGTTAAATTCTTTTGTATCCGTAGGATCAACAAAACAAACTAAATCAACATACTTGCCCACAGTACCATCCGGTCGTGGCTTTTTACCCGCAATAATTCTACTTTTATCTAACTTTGTTACGTCAATACTTAAACTAATAGTCATGTTCATGATAATCTTTTAACCTCACTTTTTATAATTTCGACAGCCAAATTAACTGCCCCACTTAACTTTTTAATAAATTCATCATCTCTTTTTACTTCAACGATCATTGCATCCATGAGAGGGTGGTATGACATAAAATTCCAACTATCTACTTCACATATCATCATACAACCCTGCACTTGTTGATAATATTTTTTTGGCATTAATCCCCTTCTCATATTTGCAACGTGAGTATGATCTAATGGGCATTTTATTTCGCAACCACCTATTATTGTATCTTCGCCACTGTCATAAATAACAAGATCGGGAGAGCATCCAAAATCACCAGAATCGTCTAAAATGAACCCAGTTTCACCGCAAGTTACAGTTTGAGACATTTCAAAATACATTTTAGCGTCAGGCTCAAGCTCAATCCCTCTAGTCATTGCGTCCGACATAAATTGTCGCGCTGATTCACCCGTTAATTTTTCAGCAATAAGTCTATTTATGTATTGTTCTGCGCTTGAACTAGGATTTCCTGTTGTTGTTATTAATTTATCAAAATTACTTGCAGATGGTTTTCCCAGTCGACTTTTTAACCATTTGTAAGAGCCTTGTTTATGATTACGAATTATCATAAGGAAGCCCCCATTTAGGCATATTATCAATTGTTGTTCCTACCGGTAAAACATACAAATATCTGCCGATGCCAAAATTAACTGCTGCGCGTTTTAAAGCGTCAGATATTCCACCCTTGTCACCCTCAATTTTAGTATCACCTGCACCATCAGACTTGGTAATCCATTCCCCATCTATCCGTAAAGAAAGTTTGCAAATTATGCGGCCAGAACACTCCTCATATTCGGTCTGCCAGTTGTTAATACCAACAACTTCATCTAATCTTTTCATTACTGTTCTAGCGTCGATGTATGCCAATTGTTTTCCCCCTGCACCCTGCCTAAATTTGACAGAATATTTACTAAACGGTTCTTTTAAAAAATGCAGTATTTCATTGGCAGTTAATGGATCTGAATTCACGATTGAACCTCCGTTTTTGCATCTGCATTTTGCTGTTGCGCGTAAGTCAAGTTATAACCATTTTGGTAATGCACATTGTCAGTATTTTCTGCTGCAAAACCATGGATTGCATCCCACTCACCTCTCTCATAATCATTAAAATCATAATAATCATTAAACGCTTGCTCATGTTCTGCTTTGCAATCTGCTTTAAACAATGAAATTTTAACAACGTAATCTTTAATCTGTTTTCCAAGCAATTTTCCTAGCGCGCTGTAATCGTCAGCAATTACTGCCGCAGATACGCTGTTAATAAAATCATCCTCACATGCTTTATTTGTTCGCCACTGAGCATCATTGCGCGGGAAGTCATAATGATTAGTTGAATTAGCATCTGAAAAATCTAATGCTTCCCAAAAAATTGTTCGATCTTTTAACTGACGAGCTACCATTTCATTTGCGATGTCATACGTTCTTTTTGAATAATCAAACATCTTTCGATTCCTTATATGTGGTTGATACTGTACAGTGTAACCTTATATGTTGATATTCGCAAGAGTATGATGTAAGATCAATCAAACTAAGAGGATAAACACATGGATATAAATAAGAGTTTAGATTTTTTTATGGCTAGAGATGGTTTGATTCAAACAGATTTGTGGAGGATCGGTAAATTCTCACCGAACACTATTTCATTAATAAGAAATAATCACCGACCCGCATCAATAGAAACAATAGTTATTTTTTCTAAAATGTTTGGCGTAAAAGTAAGCGAGTTTATTGCTGTCGGAGAAGATGCAAATGAACAATCCTAGTTACTACGCAATCATTCCTGCGTCAGTACGTTACGACAAAAATTTAACGGCTAATGCTAAACTCCTTTACGGAGAGATTACCGCTTTATGCAACAAAGAAGGGCATTGTTGGGCAAGCAATCAGTATTTCGCGGATCTTTACAGCGTTAGCAAAGTATCTATTTCGACTTGGATATCTAATCTTAAAGATTGTGGCCATGTGTCTGTTCAGATGAATTATAAAGAGGGTAGTAAACATATCTTAAATAGATATATAAGATTAATTAGTGAGGGTACACAAGAAAACTTAGCTACGTCACAAAGAAAACTTAAACAGGGTATTAAAGAAAACTTAATAGATAATAAGACAGATAATAATACAAAGAATATTACAAATAATAATAATAACAATTTTGATTCTTTCTGGAAATATTATCCACGAAAAGCAGGGAAATCAGAGGCAATTAAAGCATGGAATAAGTTATCGCCAAACGATGATTTGATGAGAGTTATTGCAAACAATATCAGCGAAAGATTAAAAACTGGCGAGTGGTCAACTAGCAATCAATCTTTTATTCTTCACGCATCTACTTATCTGAATCAAAAAAGATGGGAAGATGAAGTGATTGGATCTCAGAAAAAGAATTATGTTGTTGACTCTATTAAAAGCACATCACTTGAAGAAAAACTTATTGATACATCATGGGCCAATTAAAATGAAAATTAACACGCGGGAAAAATTGCAAATACTAATGTTTGGTTTGAATGCAGGGAGAAATCTGCGTGTTTATTATCATAGTTTTCGTACATTATCTGACGGTACGATTTACCCACTTTTTTCAAACGACGAAATACATTTTACCTTAACTCTTGAAGATCAAACGCTTGGATCTAACATTGACGATACAGATGAAGAATCGGATAGATACACAGCGCTCGGTTGTCTTACTTGCTCAATAGACGAAGCTAACGAACTTTACTCTAAAATGCAAAAAGCAAAAAGGAACTTAAAATGAAAACTAGACTTGATGAAATACAAGAAGAAGTTAATAAATACGATGCTAAATATCCAACGGTTTGGGAAAGATTTGTAGAACTAACATTTGACAGAATAAACGTCGGTTTTAAACATTATTCTGTTAAAGCAATTATTGAAAGAATAAGATGGGATATGCATGATATTGGAGCAAATGGATTTATAGAATTTAAAATTAGTAACAACATTGCTCCATTTTATGCCAGAAAATTCATGAAAACTTATCCTAATCACGATGGCTTTTTTCGGACAAGAATTCAAACTAGCACTTTTGAGCGCGCTACCGGATCAAATGCTAAACCAGATTTATCATCTGAAAATTTTAAAAATTTATTGTTGAAAGTAAATGGCTAAATCTAAATTAAAATATACTGGATTTGATAGTAATTTCCCAAATTTAAAAAACGGCGATTATTACACATACGATGACGTTACTTCTTTAACTCTAATGACTAATAATCAAGTTAGAAAACGATTAGCGAACAAAAAACAATTTAGTGCTTTAGATTTAAAACACTCAGTTTCAAAATATCCCAAACCAATAAATAAAATTGTTAATACTATGTTTATTGATGACGAAGATGGATCTTCAGCATCAAAAAAATTCTCGCAAAAATGGTTAAGCACAAAAACATTAGTGATAAGGGCAACCTAAAGAGCTATTTTTGCATATTAGGTTACCCTCGGAGAAAACATGGCTGAAAAATACGTAGTAAACAGCGAATTTAAAAAAGAATCTTTTAAAAATTTTGTAGATGAATTGTATAAAAAAAGAAAATACATAACATTTACATATGTGTTTGGCGATAAACGAACCAAATTACAACAAGGAGCTATGGAATTATATTTTAAACGTGCTTCAGAAGAATTAAACAATGCAGGAGTGTATCAAGTTATAAGCTCTAAGTTTATTAAAAAAGAATTAACAATTCCTTGGACTAAATACAGTTACAAAGAATTTTGGCGATCTGTTCAAGTAGCAATGTTTGGAATTGAGTCTACCAAAGATTTGCAAGTAGAAAATGTTTCAAAAGTTTACGATGTAATAAACAAAACTATGATTGAAAGAGCGGGGATACACATTCCATTCCCAAGTAAAGATAATCATGACTATTAAAAGAGAGGCGTGTGACGCGCACTTCAGCACTGTGGTTAGACGCAAAGCTAACTTTACTTGCGAATCGTGCGGAAAAACTGATGGTCAAATGGATTGCGCTCATATTTGGGGCAGGCGCTGTAAGAGCGTTAGATGGTCGTTAGACAACGCTGTATGCTTAT